CTTTGATCTTGCCGTATTGAAGCAGGCAGTGGCAGAACAGAACTTGGAGAGGTACGGACTGAAGCCAGGCGACCAGAAGACCATCAATGGTCACACCTACGTCATTGCAGGCTTGAACCCGATGAAGGGTACTACCACTCCTTATCGACTAACTCAGAACCATGTAGGATTGATTGTTATCCCTCACACCACCCATGTTTGGAATGCTGACGGCAAGACAACGGCTGTGAGTGGTGGGCATGGTGCAGGATACGCTAACAGTGAACTTCATGCCTACCTTCAGAGTGATATCCTGCCGATGTGCCAGAACGACCTTGGTGCTGCGAACCTTCTTGCGCATAGTAAGTTGCTGTCAACAGCTGTCAATGCCACTGGCATCAACCGCTTTGGCGCGGCAGGAGGTTGTTCGTCTTCTTGGGCATGGCAGAATAATCAGTATATATGCGCTCTCTCAGAGGTTCAAGTGTATGGCGGTACGGTATGGAGCAGTAGCGGATACGACACGGGCGAAGCCTGCAGACAGTTGGAAGTCTTTCAGCGGTATAGTCATACAGAGATATTCAAAAGTGAATATCCATGGCTGAGAGATGTGGTTTCCGCTTCCTATGCCGCTAGTGCGAACAACAACGGCTACGCGTACTATTTCACTGCGTCGAATGCCTATTATGTCGCCGCGCTCATCCTCTTCAAATAAGAGGTTAATTAATCATTGCAGCCCCTTTATGGGGCTGCGTATCAAGTGTATAATGTAACAATAATATGAGTGTTGTA